TACCACGTACTTAGAGGGAGAAGTAGATCATTGTGATATGGTGGCAAGCATAGATCATAGCACACAATTAACAGTGTGTACATCAAGAGCAAAAAGTGACTTATTAGTATTAGACATAGACTTAGACTTAGACTCAGAGGATGAATTTTAGTCTTTGTCCTTGAACTCCGTATAAATACTAATATGGCACAAAGCAAATATATTCAAAGTGTTTTAGATGATGCTAAGGGCAGACCAAAATCTACTCAATGGTACAAAGATAAGATCAAAGAGTTTGGTCAACCTCAGGCTATGGACTTGATTCGTGATGGTAAGAGAAACAATAAACCATTTTATGGTAAGTTGAATATGTTTTTCTATAATCCAAAATTCAAGAAACAGTTGCCTTATTATGACACATTTCCTCTGGTCTTGCCCTTGGAAACCTATAGTGATGGATTTTTAGGTTTAAATTTACACTACCTTCCAATTCCTTTACGAATAAAATTACTTGATAGATTAGTAGACTACTCTAATAACTCACAGTTTGATGAGAGTACACGATTAGTTGTTGATTATAGTAAATTAAAGAAAATAAGATTAATAAAACCAACCATACACAAATATCTAGCTGGTCAAGTACAGTCACAGTTTCGTAGAATAGATGCAGATGAGTTTACAGTTGCAACTCTTTTACCAGTACAGAGATTCAAGAAGGCAACCGCAAAAGAAGTATGGTCTGACTCTAGGAGTATGATCTAATGGCTGAAATTCCTAATTTTTTAGAAGGCACTGCGTTTGGTGTTATAAACGATATAATATCTGCTTTTCATTCTAATGAGGGATATGCACAACCAAATAAATACGAGGTTTTAATTTTACCTCCTCAAAAACTGGGTGGTGGTAATCAGACCAATATATTTTCTGGTTTGGAGAGACAAGCGGATACAAGAAATATTTCTCTACGTGCTCAAAGTGTAACTCTGCCTGGCAGAAATTTAGCAACTGGTACAGATAATAATATCTATGGCCCAAATATTGAAGTTGTAGAGGGTGTTACATATGCAGATGATATTTCAATGTCGTTTCAAGCTAGCTCTAGTTTAGCAGAAAGAGTATTTTTTGAAAACTGGCAGAGACAAGCATTTAATGAAAAAACTTGGAACATTGGATACTACAACGACTACATTGGCACAATAGAAATGTATATTTTAGATAAACAGAATCAAAGACGATACGGTTTAAAATTGTGGGAAGTTTTTCCAAAGACAATTGGAGCAAATGAGTTAGACTATGGTAGTAACGATCAATTGATGTTGCTTCCTGTAAGTTTTACGTTTAGATATTGGACGAGTCTAGACCAAAATCAAAACCCAGACGTAAATATTTTTGACAGAATTACTGAAACTGTCATCAACTCAGCAGAAAGAAATATAAGTAGAAATATACCCAGAGTATTGAATAGATTATAATAAAGGATGAAAAATTATGGCACTACCTAAACTTGATACACCAGTTTATGAACTTGAACAACCATCAACTGGCCAAACAATTAAATATAGACCTTTCTTGGTTAAAGAACAAAAAAGACTCATGATGGCTCAAGAGTCTGAAGATGATAAGCAAATAAGAGATGCACTTGGAAGTCTTATATCTAGTTGTACGTTTGAAGCAGTTGATCCATTTAAAGTTCCTATTTTTGACATAGAGTTTTTATTTTTAAGAATACGAGGAAAATCTGTTGGAGAGAAAATTGATATAAGTCTTCTATGTCCAGATGACAAAAAGACAAGAGTAAATAAAAGTATCAATCTAGAAGAAATTGGTGTGAATATGAAAGTTGGCCACACCAATGAAATTGAAATTACAGATAAAATAAAAATGATTATGCGATACCCCACAATCAGTGACATGGAGGATATTGATGATGTTGCTCAATTAGGAAGTGTTTTTCCCATGATCCTTCGATGTGTGCATGAAATTCACGATGGAGAAAAAAAATATAATAGAGTAGATATGTCTGAAAAAGAGTTAGAAGAGTTTGTTGATAGTTTAACAGGAGAACAATTTGAAAAAGTGGGTGAATTTTTTGATACCATGCCAAAGGTACAACACTCTGTAGAGGTGACAAATCCAAAAACTAAAAAGAAAGGTGAAGTTGTAATTGAGGGTATTCAAAGTTTTTTCGACTAGCCCTCTCTCATGATTCAATTTTTAATTATTTTAAAACAAATTTTGCATTAATGCAAAACCACAGTTGGAGTTTATTTGAATTAGAGGATATGTTACCTTGGGAGAGGGAAGTTTACGTAGGACTTTTGATAGAACATTTAGAGGAACAAAGAAAAGAAGAAGCAAAAAATAAATAAATAAAAGAAACTATCTAGGAGAATACAATGGCTCAAAAGAAGTTAGAAAAAGATAGTCAATACGAAAAGTATGATCTTGATGGCGATGGAATTGTTACTGATGAGGAATTTGAAATGGATGAAAAATTAGTACGACTTGAAAATGAAGATAAAAGACAAGATGCACAGAGATATATGGCATGGTTTGCTTTAGCAGGAATGTTACTTTATCCATCAGGAGTTGTATTTGCTTTATTGATCGGATTAGATCAAGCTGCAAAAATATTAGGTGATATGGCTGCGGTATATTATGTTTCGGTTGCAGCTATTGTAGCTGCATATTTTGGTACACAAGCATTGTCAAAGAAATAGGATAATATAAGATGGCTGATAATCCATTTAATCTTGATTTTAAAGAGTTTATAAAGAAACATCAGGAAGCTCAAGCAGAATCAAATAGATTGTTGCAAGAGGCAGCTGCAGGGCCTCAAGTCATGGTTGCCACTGGTCTTGCTAAAGATACACTAAAAGCACAAGAAAAAACACTTGAACAACAAATTTTTGCTTCTGGATTAAATCAGCAACAAATCGAAAAAGTAGACCTATTGAATATGTCCGTTAAAGAAGCAGAGAAAAGACAGGCAGAACAAAAAGCAGTGCTTGACGAATTAGGTATAGAGGCAAAAGACAACGCAGCATATCGAAAAACATCAATGGATTTAGAAAGAGCAAGATTAGCTCAAGCAAAAGCTTCAGGCTCTAAACAAGCAGAAGAAGATGCAAAGAAAAATATACGTGAATTGAGATCACAAACCTTTTTAGGAAAAATTGCAAATGGTATAGGTGATCTTAGAGATAAGGCTAAAGAAAAAGTAAAGTCCATAGCAAAAGGTGGGTTGATGGCGTTTGCATTTGGTGCTTTTGCAGTTGCAGCCCTAGCATTTTTAAACTCTCCATTCTTTGATAAAACAGTAGATTATATCACTAAAACACTTCTTCCAAAATTAAAAACATTTTATGATGCTTTCTTTGGGCCAAAAGGTGGATTTGTTGAAGGATTTAAAACACTTTTTGGTGACGTTGGTGGTCTTGGTGGAGTGGTTCTTGGACTTGGTACTGTTACTGCATTACTTGCTGCTAATAAAATAGCTAAGTTTTTTGGCCCACTTAAAGCTGGTGTAGGTAAATTGTTGAGTGGTATTGGTGGTCTTGCAAAAAGAATTCCGGGCCTTCCTGGCGGTGGTGGTGCTGGTGCTGGTGGGCCTATGGGTGCTGTTTCAAAAACAGCAGGTGGTATTGGAGCAAAAATTAAAGCTGCTGGTAAGGGTTTGGGTGGTTTTATCTCAGGATTACTTAAAGGAATTGCCAGTGGATTAGCAGCATTTGCAAATCCTCTTGTTGTTGGTGGTCTGCTCGCAGTTACAGCTGCTATCGTTGGACTTTCTGCAGCAATCCGTATTATGACACCAGCATTTGAACCAATTGGTAAAATGTTTGAGAGTTTTGGTAAGACAATTAAGAGTGTATTTGAAGGACTTGGTAGCACTATTGAATCTATTGGAGAGGGCATAAAAAAAGTTATCACTGGTATAGCTGATGGTGTTGGAAATGTGGTTGATAAAATTACTAAAATGCAGACTGCTGGCACTGAAGCAACCACTAAACAAATTAAAGAATTAAGTAAAATTCCAGCAGATGCTCTACACGCAGCAGCTGGTGGTATTGATGCAATGAAAGCAGCTCTTGCTGGTTTCGGGGGTGGCACTTTCAGTAAGGTGATGGGTAATTTATTTGGTGGTAATGGCCCAATAGAAAAAATATTAGAACTAACTAAAAAGGTTCCAGAGCTTATGCAAGCTGCTGAAGCACTTTCAGTTCTTGGTGCAGCTGGTAGTAACTATGCTATAGCAGAGGCAGAGTTAGAAAGACGAAAGAAAGTTGCTCAGTTACAGAAATCAATTGCTGGTGGGCGTATACGTGGAAAAAGAGCTGAAGGAGCTAAAGCAGAACTTGCAGCACTTCAAAGTCAAGCAATGCCTATGTCAAATAATATAGGTGGTAATTTAGGTAAAATTGAAGGTCTTGTGTCAGAGATCGTGAGAATGAAAAGAGAGGCTGCTCAAGCTGGTGGAGGCATTGCAGTCATTGGTGGTGATAGCAACTTTAAAGGTGGAGATTCAAGTACAACTTTGGTAAGCAAAAAATTAGGTGTACAAGACCCTGTTACAGAAGCTATTGCTAAAGGTCGCTAACTAACGTAAAAACCCCTGTATTTCTACAGGGGTTTATTTTTATCGTTTGATGGTAACTCCACCATCCTCATTGAATTTTAGATTTATCCACTTAGCATCTTGTGATGGACATTTTGATTTTTCATCAAACCAATCTGCATAACGCCTTGTACCAGAGAACTTATCACCCAGAGGTTCACTTGAAACTTCAACCACTGGTTTTGCAGTAGGTGCTGGTTGTATACTTTCAATCGCAGAAACCAATTCATTTACTTTTGAATCAGGGCCTACAGTAACACCAGAACCAATATACCTTTTCACTAGATTAAAGTCATCACAGTTCATAGTAGGTGGATTGCTCAGTTTAAGTGTTCCGCGTTCAACATCATCACTGCACTCAATCGTTACACTGTTTGCACTAGCAGCGGTACTAAAAAGTACCACTGCTGATGCGATCATAATAAAAGTCTTCATCAATTAACCTTCTTCTGCAAGTTTTTCAAAATATGACATAGTGTCATCATCTTCATCCGTTACTGATACAGTAGGAGCAGGCTCCTCTGGAGTATCAACTACAGTAGTTGTAGAGGGTGAGTCATCAAATGCTTGACCAGTTTGCATATCTGTCACATTACCAACCGTAGTTGTACCTGACAGAACTGTATTCAAACGAGTCTTCAACTCATCATAAGACTTGAAGTTAGTAGGTTCAGTAAACTCTTTCAAAGAGTGTTGCTTTCCCCAAAGTGCCTCAAGTTCTGCATCATCACCATTTAATAGAGCAGATGGTTTTTCAAACTCTGACTTATCATAGTTCCAATAACCGTCAACCTTACGCAACTTAAGCTTGAAGTTTGCACCTTCCCAGAAATCAAATGGATTTACTGGAGTCTCATCTTCAAATGCAGGCTGCATTGTCTCCATAACCTTATCAAAGATTTTCTTACCAAACCGATAGAGGAATACCTTTCCCTCGTTCTCTGGATTGGCACTATCCTTGACAACGTAGATGTTGGAGTAGTACTGCAACTTACGCTTCTGTTTACGTGCAATCTCTTTATCAGACTCTACACCAGAGTTCCAAAACTTGGAGTTTAATTCTGATACTGGATCATTTTGATTAATGGTAGTAAGAGAGTTCTCAATATACCATTGACCAGTTGGGCCTTGAAACGCATGGTTCCAAAGTTTTACCCAAGGAAGCTCTTCACCCTTTGGTGCAGGCAGAAAACGAATGATAGCAAAACCGTTACCAGTTTTATCCATTACAGGTTTCCAGATACGTTCATCAACGTATGACTTCTTTTCTTGAGGTTTGTTTTCTTGTACTGCTGCACCGAGCAGTTTGTCCAACGAATTGGACTTCTTCATTGCGCTTAACGACATTTATATCTCCTTATGTTATCGTATGTAATCGTATGTTTTATTGTATGTTTAATATATCACAAAGTTCTGATTTTGTCAAGTACCCTAAGTTTTTTTCTAGGAAAACTCCTATGGTACGCTCTTTACAATCAACCCAATAAAATTTAGTATCAGGAAACGTATCAAAGACAGTACCTAATTGGTTCACCCAACTCACCGCAGAAAATCCTTTAGCATCTTCGGGAAAATAATAATCAGTTCCTTTGTATATGTTATTTATAAGTTCATTTGGAGTGCTCAAATCAAATCCAACCAAGTATACTTCTTTAGCTCCTTGTTGACAAGCAAGATGGGCTGCGGTAGTTCCAGCAACCCAATTTTTGGGAGACTCGATATTTTTTATTGTGTCAGTATCCTTCACGTAAGTGATCCAGACTCCAACATCCTTCTTATCTTTTTTATGCAGTTTAGTGGGATCAGTACCAGCAATGATACACTGTTCTGTATGATTGCCCACTCTATCTGTTTTGTGGATATCAGATTCAGATATGTCCTGTCCCATGAACATCATTTCTGCAATTTCAGCAGGGACAGGATTCCAATCTAAAAACCAACACTGTGACCATTTATGATAACCTGACTTATAAATCTCTTGTTGAATACCATAGTCTATAGAGACTAAATTATCAACAGGGCCATCACGATAAATTGCATTACATCCCCATGTAGCTACATCTTTGTCTGGAATCTTTATCTCACTTGGATCAAACCAAGCTCTAGACTCACCGTTACCTAATACTAGATGTCTAGTCATGTATCCTGTCTCGTAGCTCCTGTACACGATTTTCTAGAACATTTACCGCTGTTCGTAGATTACCAGTATCACTTTCTGTGTATCGACTTTTTAATATAGAAATTTCTTCCATCAATACAATAATTTTATCGACAGTTATTGTGTTACTCTCATTACTATAATTCACGTAGTGCCTCCCATGAGTTAGGAAATAAATCTTTAGCCAACTCATCAATTTGATTTGCAACCATTTGAGTTTCAACTTGGGTATCTGGTTTGCATCGTAGGTTACATACACGAGCAAATGCCATTAACGTGCCACTCCAATACCATTCTGTATACATGGATTGTGGTAGAACCATTCGAGCCATCTCTGGTGCAACACCAACTCTTAATAGGTGTTCATAAGTTTCT